AAAAAGTTTAGGCAGAAACACAATTGAAAGTCCAACCGTAATTGGGTCTTTGGATACATTAAAGTATATCTGGAACGACGAAGAAGCCAAGATGGTTGCTGATCTGTACAAAGACCTAGATAAGAAGGGCTATAACAACTTATTTTCTGGGTTTATTGATGCGGCGCAAGCATCTAACAATGCGGCTGTCGGCAACGGGTGGGATAGACTTGGTGGATTTTTTAACTACTTCAATAGGATGTCAGATAACTTCTACAAGAAAGCCATATTTGCTGGAGAATTAAGTCGCATTACCCGAACAAGAATGGGTAAAAATCTGACTGATGTGATCAGGGACGGTGAGTTTAAAAAGATAGGCAAAGAGGCTGTAGAAGAGGCTGTTGAAAAATCATTTGAAATGGTATATCAACAAACACCTAAAGGAAATGATCTATTTTCTAAAGCCGCTCGTGGGTACTTAGAGGCTGATAAACGTGCAGGATTTTTTCTTGGTGCGTTAATACCTTTCCCAAGGTTTGTAATCAACCAAATAAAATTCATGTACGACCATGCTCCCGTACTTGGTATGATCCCTGTAGACATATCTCGTGAGGGTTTGAGTAATTACAATTTTTACAAGAGAGCGTCTAAGCAAGCAACAGGTCTTGGCTTAATGGGCATGGCGTACGCTATGCGAGATGCTATTGGTCCAGAAACCGAATGGTACGAATACAGAAAAGAAAACGGCGATCTAGTAGATCTGCGTCCATTCTTAGGTCCACTGAACTTGCAACTTTATATAGCAGATCAATTGTATCGTTCAGGTTTGATTGATGGAGTAGAAAAGCCACAAAAATCTTTAGGCGGGATGTCTAAAGAAATTATGCAAACTGCAGTTGGCTCTTCTTTCCGTGCAGGCACAGGATTGTTTGTGGTGGATAGAGCATTACCTGAATTCTTTGCATCCTTTGATGGCGAAATGCCAACAATAAAAGGGCAAGAAGTCCTTGGGAGAATATTAGGTGACTACGCCGCTACCTACACATATCAGTGGCCGATTGCTTTAGCTAGAGACTTTTACAGTCTGACAGATGAAGAACTCAGATTAATACCGGAAACCAAACAAGGTCTAGACTATCTTGAAATAGCGGCTATTCGTGCAAGGCGTAATCTTGGTCCGTTGGCAGATTGGTTCCCTACAGTATCGGAAGAGTTTTTAAAATCTGACATGCCTTACGTCCCAGACGTTACAGCCAAACATATGTTCCCATTCTGGAATATTGATAGACCAGAACCTCGCTATGACGTGTTTACTGAGGAGCCTCTTCGTAAAGTAGATCCAATAAGAACAATGGTTACGGGTCTTAATATTACGTCACAAGCTAATGAATTTATTGAAGAACGTAAAAGATTGCAATTAGATGGCTATGAAATATATAGGCCACACCCATTCCCTCCTGCGGACAGGTACATACGTAAACGTCTTTCTCAGTTACTCCCTATACGAATGGAAAAAATTATTCGTAGTGAGCGTTACAAAAATAAGTCTGATGAAGAAAAACGTGTTGCATTCATACGTGAAGCAAAAAATATTATGGCGGATGTACGTCAGAAAGAAAATTTAGACAACGCCATTGGGGCGCAGATAAAGAAGGGATTAGTTGAAGGCGTAACACTTGAAGATCATCTTCGCTGGCAATACGAAAGCCTCCCAAAATATGTGCGACAAGCTGTTGAATCAGAAAATAGGTTAGGTCCGGTTCCAACTGAAGATCCGAATTACCCATTATATTTAAAAGATGCCGCTGAAGTACGCAGAAGTTTCTTTAAAGCAGAAGGTGGTTTAATCCAATCGTTCAGTGATGGTGGTGTTGTAGAGTCAATACTCAAACCTGAAGAACAAATAGAAGATGAAACTACCCGTCAAATGGTAGGCTTAGGTCTTGACATTGCACCTGTAACTGGTGAGATACGTTCAGCACAAGCCGCTGTAGAAGACTTTGAGAAAGGTGACTACGGCATGGCGGCACTAGGTGCTATCGGAGCATTACCAATCATAGGAATACCGGGGCGTATTGCAAAGAAAGCAATCACCAAAGCAATTAATGTTCGCAAAGACAAAAAGGCAGATGTTGATTACGCTGAGTTAATCATGAGCGGTGATAAAAAGTTTGAGACTCGTGATACAGACAGCCTGCGACCTTACGTGGGACAGCGCATAGGGATTGCTAAAACTGGTGATGGCGAAGCAAAAGCGATTGGATCAGTGGAGATAGGCGAGCCTATTGAAGTTGATGAAAAGATGTTTCGTGAGTTGCAAGATCAGCATCTAGTGCCTGCAGGAACTGATTTTGATATCAAGCCAGGTGGCAAAAAGTATCTGTATCCAGTGTCTAACCCAGAAAGATTTGATACACCTAAATCTGTGGGCAGAGGTATTGTAGCTAGAAAAATATTAGATGATGCAGACGAAGCAAGAAGCATGTTGGGTAATGAAGATGCGATTCAAGCATGGAAAGATGCCAACAGATTACCGGAAAGCCAGAGACAAAAGCGAACTCCAATAGTGCAACAAGCGGCACAAGATTTAAAAGAGGGAAAGATAACAGGTAAAGAGTACAGAAAAGTTGCTAAGGCGGAAATGCCCATGCGCCCTATTACCCGTGAAAACTTCCCAGAAATGCCGACATTAACACAGATTGTCGGCGCATTGACTAAGGACAAATCTGAAAAGGGTATTGTTGGATTAAACCTAGATATACCAGATGGCACTCGTATAGGTTCTAGATTAGATATTCCTGCGTATGATAATTACGATACGTGGGTTGTGTCCTTGCACGATGGAACAGTAAGAAATGGTAAAGCTGTTGGTTATGGTCAAACTGCTGTGCTAGACAATGTAGAGTTCTTCACTGAAGGGCAGGGTGCTCTGAACATAGCAACAAAGAAACCAAAAGCTACTATTGCACGTATTCACGGGGATTACATAAATAAAAATCCTGAAGAGGTATATCAGCAAGTATACGATCTGATGGATAATCCCGAATGGACACAAGTAGGTATGAACCCATTTAGACACTCATTCTTCTATGACAAAGCTACAGGCAAGCCAGTCACTCGCGCTGATCAAGTACTGCAGGTAGGGCCACTTGTTTTAGCAAAAGGAGCTAGATCAGAGCTTAGTGACCTCAAGAAATTGAAGATTAAATCGGAGGATGGGAAAGTGCGCGTTTTTAATCAAGGCGGATTAATGTCCCGCAGATAATAAAAAGCCCCGCATTGCACGGGGCTGTGTTTGCTGTTTGGGTGAGGGTAAACAGCGGTGGGAAAGCTACTTATACTGTAGCTTCTCCTAAATCATGAGTTATATTTAAGTTTTTTTATTTGTCAACCCTGGCAAGCTAGACATTCGTCTGTATCAAACGAACTGGACAAGTTTGAAATATCAAGCGACCAGCTTCCTGACATACCTGCTGCGTTGTAATCCGTTACAACTCCCTCAAAAAAATTCTTGTGTGAATCCCCAGACACAATCCACTCTAACCACGGTAAAGGGTTTTCTTTAATCTTGTAATTACCCTTGAGGCCCATTTGGATAAGTCTGCGATCAGCGACGTAGCGAATATAGTTTTTGACATCATCCGACGACAAGCCTTCCACTTCGCCCATTGCGTACGCCAAGTCAATAACTTTATCTTCAAGTTCAACTGCATCGCGTACCATTTGATAGATATCTGATTTAAGATGGTCGTTAACGATTCGCGGATGTTCTTCACAAAGCGTTCTAAATAGTTTGACCATACCTTCACAATGCATTGTTTCATCACGAATACTCCATTCAACTATTTCACACATGCCTTTCATTTTACCATATCTTTGATAATTTAAAAGCATTACGAATGCACTAAATAAACTCATACCTTCGTTGATCACAGAACGTGCGACAGCCTTGGCTAATCCACCCTTACTGTTCACATCAACATCTGCCATAAACTCAATCTTGTCAGACATCTCTTGGTACTCTAAAAATGCTGAAAACTCTTCTTCGGGCAGACCTAGTGTGTCATTAAGTAAAGCGTAAGAACGCTGATGAACAAATTCACGATTAGCAAAACTAGTAAGCATAGCCCGAATTTCGTTATTCTTAAATTTAGGTATGTAAGACTCCAGGTAGTTTGTTCCAACTTGCACATCCGACTGCGTAAAGAGTCTAAGGATCTGTGTAATATGGTTTCTTTCGACATTACTCAACTTCCCATTATTCCATTGAGCTACATCATCCTGTAGCTTTGCTTCCCATTCACCCCAATGCGCCTTTTCGGACTTAACTGCGTAGTCTACAGCCCACGGATACTGAAAAGGTTTGTACGTTTTTGATTCATCAAGAAGTGACATTCGTGATTTACTCCAGTTGTTAAAGGTTTTTTGTTAGTAAAAAAAGCCACCCGAAGGTGGCCAGAATGAGTAGTTATACTCACGAGGGAAAATCAGTCAACCTGTTTTTGATTGCGAAGATCATTTACTTGTTTAATTAAATCCGTAACCTGTTGTTCTAATTCACAAATGCGATCTGCGGCCTTCTGCGCTAGTGAATCCGCAACTACTTTAGTTTGCCACCCATTATCAGTTTCTTCAACCATTTCAAGAGCTTGCGAATCACGCAACGCTTTTACAAGATTAAATTCTTCGTCGAAGTCAGTGCTCATACTTATGTAGATCCCATCCATTATCGTCATCGTGTGTGATGTATGTGCAGTTCTCACACCAATCACCACAGTTCATGTACCCATCCACAATTTTAGGTGAATGTGTGTGACCAGTCAATACTGAATCGTAGTTCTTGCTTTTAGCCCACTTTGTAATCACCTTCTGTGTACCCAACAACTTGTACATTTTATTTGTAAAACTGCCACCATCAGATAAGTGAGCAAAGAAATTAATTACCTGTCTAGGTATCTTCATTGTCAGATCAAAACGGTCACCATGACAAATGTACACATTCTTGTACACGTAGCTGTCCACAATGTCTACATTACCTAACTGCATATCATGCTTCAGGAATGGCCTAACAAACTCATCGTGGTTACCGGGTAAGTAGATAACTTTGCATCGCTCTGAGAGCTTTAAAATGCGTCTCAACACCTCTGTGTGACTCTTAGGCCAGTAGTGTCTGCGACGCAAGGCCCAACCATCTATGATATCCCCCACAAGAAACAGATAATCATATTTAATTTCATTATCATTTAAAAATGTAAGTAGTTTCTTTGCCTTGCACTGCTTAGTGCCTAAGTGAATGTCACTGATGAAGATCGCTTTCATTTTTCTTTTGAAGCTCTAGCTCAATTAGTCTACTTTCAATCTTGGCTATCTTTTTAGAGTTTCTCTTGACCGAAGCTTTCAATAGCTTCATCCAAAGCTTCAGCAATTTCTGTTGGACGTTTGTTGCCACTTTTCAATCTCTCATTACTTAAACAGTTTTCATAGGTGTCCCAGAGGCTTTGACAGCGCATGTCAGCGAAGATTTGTAATCCATATATAGCTGAGAATACCTGATCTTCGTTCATGTGCTCTAGACGCGCTACAAGCGTTCTCAGATCGTCTACAGTGTGCCATACTTTCAGTATCTTTTGCTCAAGATCAAACCTATCAACTGGTTTACCTTCATCATTCATATGCACACCATTAATAATCATGGGAATATATTCCTAGAGTTAAATTAAAATCGGGAGTGTTATCCCTCTTCCTTGTCATTACCTTCATAATCTTTCAGCGCATCTCGTTCAATAGATGTTCCAACTTTATCTGCTGTTACACCGGCACTAGTACGTAGATAGTACAAACCCTTGAGCTTATCTTTCCAAGCTTTCACGTGTACAGCGTGTACATCTAAAAAGTCAGTTCCCGCAGGAAAGAATAAGTTTACTGACTGCCCTTGACAAATGAACTCCTGCCTTTTGGCCGCGTGTTCGACGACCCACGCCTGATCCAATTCAAAGGCTGTTTTGAAAACATTCTTTTCTTCACGCGTAAGGAAGTCCAAATGCTGGACAGAGCCTTGGCTCGCAATGATCGTTTTCCAAGTCGCATCAGTGTTTTCTCCATACTTTTCAAGTATACACTCTAACTCTTTGTTTTTTATGAGATGAGCACCTGCCCGTGTGCGATGCGTGTATGCATTTGATTTAATAGGTTCAATGCTGGCACTACAGCCACAAATAATTGAACTGTTCGCATTAGGAGCGATGGCAAGAAGATGGGCATTCCTTCGCCCGGTACCTGCCATATCAGGTGCTTCTCCTCTTTCCTTGGCTAATTGCTCAGTAGATTCTACCGCTTGTTCTTTAATCCTTTTGAACATACGATAGTTTTCTCTGATTGCATTTTGGGATTCCCAAGCAATTCCTTTGCTCTGGAGATATCCATGAAAGCCCATTGCGCCAAGACCAATGGAGCGTTCCATATACGCACTAAATTTAGCTTTTTCTAGCTCTTCTGGAGCATAGCGGATAAAGAATTTAAGTACGTTGTCCAATAGTCGGACCAAGTCCTGAACCATTCTTGTGTCTCTCCACTCGTCCCACTTTTCAAGGTTGACTGAGGATAGGCAGCAAACTGCTGTGCGTTCTTTAGATGTAGCGAGATGGATTTCATTGCATAGGTTACTCCCATTAATTGTGAGTCCAAGTGCTCTTTGAGAATCTGGTAGCCCCCGTCGGGCTGTGTCGATAAAATTGAGGTATGGCGTACCAGTTCTGAAGCGAGCTTCAAGTATTCTTCCCCACAACTCTTGAGCTTTGATTGAAGATCGGACATTTCCTGTATGTGGGCATCTAAGTTGCCATTCTGTTCCATTTTTTACTGCCTCCATAAAATCGTCAGTAATATTGACTGCATTGAACAGGTTGAAACATTTCCTGTTTGCATCGCCTCCAGTAGGCACTTTAAAGTTAATGAACTCCACGATCTCTGGATGCGATACGTCGAGGTACGCGGCGTAAGAACCCTTGCGAGTCTTACCTTGTTTGTAGGCAGTCATCTGACTGTCCACAACTTTCATGAATGGGATTACGCCAGGTGCTTTGTCGCTTACAGGACGTACATCCGCCCAATGACCACCGACACCTCCACCCTTTACTGATAGCCAAGCAACTTCAGAGTTATGGCTGATGAGAGACTCAAGATTGTCACCAACATAAGTAAGAAAGCAAGAGATCGGCAATCCCTTTGGCTCATCTCCCTCAAGCGGTGCGTTTGAAAGGACAGGGCTAGCGAACATAAACCAACGCTTACTAGCATAATCATAAATACGTTGAGCGAAGTCATAGTCACCCTCACAATATGCAACTGATGCACGAGCGAATGCCTGTTGAGGCGACTCCTCGTTTTCTAACATGTAGTAATCTTTAAGTAAGACTATTGCTTGCTCTGTAAGGCTGTCATCTCTACTTAAATCAATATCAATGCCTAAGTATTTCACCAGTTTGTGCCTTCCGTCTGTTCCATTAACTCGCGCATCTTCTTGAGATACCAGATAGCCTTTCTAACATTGGCTAATGGATCGCCCTTATTCCATGTGCGAGTACCTAAATATTTTAGCACGTTGCCCCAACAATAATAAATTGCGTGGTATGGCCCCATCACATCCACAATGTAATCAAAGGTTTCAATTTCACCAGTATTGTAGTGCTCTGGTTTTTCAATGTCATCAAAAGCATCAGTATCTACCATGTCTTCTATTATAGCATTGACTTCTGGGGTCAAGGCATCACGAATCTTTTCTAGTCCCATCACGCATTCCCATGTGTTTTTGTATTCATATGTAGTGTAATGACTTTGCCATCTTCACTTCGTGTGAACTTAGGCGATTTTGATTCTTCAACAAAATCATCAATCCATGTTTGGAAATTATCAATAAAAAATGTTCGCACATATTCCCGAAAATCTTCATCAACTTCCATCAGCATTACTGTAGATGCCATCATACCACAAGCTGACCGAATTTTTGCTATGTCGTCTTCACCAAGATCATCTAAAATATCTTCTTCCATATGTGCGGTAACTGCGCCAGTCCAATGACCATTCTCAAACTCTGGCGTTAGTACAACTGCAAAAGAAGATGTTTTTAGTTCTTCGTCTGTCATGATTATCTCACTATCTTTTTAAGTGGAAACTTAACAAATTCTGGTGGCGGCTTTCGTTTTCGTTGCTTAATCCACCCAAGGGGTATTTCTTTGTCGGCATATAAAAATCCATGTTTCCTGCACCAATCTGCATAAGATGTTTTAGAACCTTTGCGTAATTTAGAATTACTGTTGCTAAATACAAACCTGATATCTAAATACGGGTGTTGCTTTTGTATTTCTAAATGTTTACGCCTATCTTCTGGCGTAAATCTGCCTTTAGTCTCAATTATAATACCATTAGGAAGAAGAAAGTCGGGAGTGTATGTTCTATAAGTTAAATCCTCCCATTCAATCTTCATGCATTCATATTTTGCATTACAATTATTTTCTGTTAGGAAATCGCTAATTTTTCCTTCAAGACCGGATCGGTATCCTCTTCGTAGCGCATCAGCCCTTATCTTTGGAATCTTTCTTATACTCATCTGCTATCTCTATATATGCAATCGTAGGCGGATCTTTTGCCTGTGATGCAAGCGAGGGTAGCTCTTGCAATGAGGGCCAACACTTGTACCTGTATTTACACCAACTACATTCTTCGCCAAGAATCTTATTACCTGTTGGTTTCTTTCTGAAAGTTTCTTCAACTGGTTCAAAACACCTTTCAAACTTATTTTGTTCTAATGTATCTGCAGTAGCTTCTATCTTATCAAGTTCATCTTGAACCATCATGTCCCATGCGGATACGTATTTAAACTCCCCATTTGCTTTATTGATTACCCACCAACCACCAGGCTCAACACCAAGTGCTTTCGCATAGCCTGCAAGTTGTCCTACATAACCAAATGCATCATGGGACTTGAGTGTCTCGTAATCTTTGAACTTGTTCTTGTATGACCAAGGAGATGCGGATTTAATGTCATCAACACGCCTATCCATAATTAAATCGTGTGTGCCATCAATCTTATGCTTCCCTACTTTTAAAGTAGACTTGAACCCATCACTGAAATCAATACCGGCTTCTGTCAAGATGCCTTTGAATACAGCTTCAACAATGTCCCCAATCATCATATTCATCATGAAATTCATTGAGGGTTCGACACCATCTTCAGGTTGATTCTTGTCAAACCACAGTTGGCATGTTGGCCTACCTACATTTGACATGCGTAAACTGAATTTGCGTTCATTATTGTTGAACTGTTTGTTTAACGCTTCGTTAATATCTTTGAGAATACGAGCAATCGTGGCATCAGAAATGCCACGTTTAGATTTGCGAACATCCTCAAGATAACGATGCACCTTGATTTCGTTTGGATGTGTGATATTCATTAAGACTCCACAACGACTGAGTCATCATCAATGTCGATAAAATCTTCGACAAGATCTTCCTCTTCAGCAGACATCTTGATTTCTCGTTTCTCGTTCCAAGTCTTAACAATGTACTCATTGTAGTTGTTTATCCACTCAATGAAATCAGAAAACTTCTTCTGATCTTCATCAGTAATATCAACAGCGTTAGTGAGATCAAGATCTGCCGTGGGCAAAAAGAAAGAAGCACCTGTTGGCAACTTACGCTCTTCAGAACCACACGTGATGAAATGCTGAACCGGCAGCCTCTTTTCTTTGGCCATCGTAGAAAATGGGGAACCCATAGTCTTAAAAGCGTCCTTATTATCAATCTCCCAGATAAACGGATAGACTGAATCTTCAATCTCATTGCCTTCAGAATCGACTGCACCAGTCAGTTTGACTTCGCCAAGTAGTACACGGACACGCTTAATTTGTTTAATTAAATTCTTCAAATCGTCTGGAAGTGCTTGAAAATCTTTAATATATCCTGCGGGCTTTCCGCAGTTTAGTCCGCCTACATTGTCTTTGAGATCTCCATTTAGATCTTCAGCCATCAATGTTTTTACATACAATTTGTTTTCTGCGTCATACCGCTTGTACATAAAACGCTGTACAAAGACACGGATGTCTACATTTTCTGCGTAAACAAAATTGTCGTCTTGTAGTTGCAAACGGTACATGCCCGCTGGAACTACTTCCATATTTTT